AGGCCTTGAACTCTCCGGTGGTGAGGAAGGTGGAGAGCCGGGACATCTTGTCCGTCAGGCGCACCATGATCCCAAACTCTGTCTTGCAGATCCCCATAGACTCGCAGCGGGTGAAGTTCAAGAAGGGATGCTGATCGTCCTTCCCGCCGCTGTAGTCATGGTTCTTACGCTCAGAGAGCGCACGGGCTTCATCACACAGTTCCTTATGCATTGCTAACAGTCGAGTACGATTCATGGCGTCCATAGCAGTACCTCCTTTGTTTCCCAATTGTATTCTTTGTGTCGTAAGATTCGCGCACAACGCGCTTGTGTTCTAGCAAACTCTTCAGTATAACCGTTTGCTACATAGGCTTCCAAAACTTCAGCCCATGTGTTAGTCTTTAAAATTTTTGTTGCAGTAACAGGACCCACCCCCGTAATGCCGGGATACCCATCGGTCTTGTCTCCCGTCAGGGTCTGCATCAACCAATTGTGGGTGGCTTCTTCTTCAGTAATCAGACGGGGAGCCTCGTCCTTATCCGGATTCCACAACAAGCCGGGAATGGTGTTCAGGTCTTTGTCTGCGGAAACAATAACCGAATCACCGTAAGTTCCCTCTGTCTGCAAGATGCCAATTATGTCATCTCCCTCTAGCGTAGGTTCCTCACGGACAACATACCTAGCCGAAAGCATTTCTTTGACAGGCTTGTACCCGCAAGGTTTACGACAGGCTTTGCGGTGGCTCTTGTACTCAGGGTAAACGTCTTTCCTGAAGTTGAACTTTCCGGTGAACCCTAGGACGCAGAACTGTGCATCTAGAGTTGCCATATACTTTTGAATAGTCACATCGCACAGATGCAAGGCTTCATTAATATTAGAAAAGGCAACATCAGTATCTTCATCAAGCCGCGCTACATATTCGGTAGCAGAGCATATTGAATAGATAAGGATATCGCCATCGATTAGCAAGGTGCGCTGTGGTAAAACAATAGGCTTCTTACGCATTAGTCTGCCTCTTGAGCATCTGCTGCTCTAGTAAGAACCTCAATCAAGCCATACGTTCCGTGCAGCGTGGACTTCACACAGATGCTGTAACTATCGTCCTTCTTTGGATGTTCTTTGTAACCCACGAACACCATCTCATTGAATCGCTTCTTAAGTTCAAGCAGCAACTCGTCTGTTGTCATGTAATCAATTGGTGTAGACATTCTTTAACCTTTTCAATGTGTCAATGTGTTGTTGTCTGACTGTGCCTTTGGAAGCAACCGCTCGAAACAGGGCAACGATTTGTGGGTACTTGATGACGGAGTATTTGGCAACATTGCTGAGATATTTTAAAGCCCTTTTGCCGTGTACCGTCCACACAAATACCTTATCGCCTTTGTCCCGAATGGATCCACCCCACTTCTCTTGAAGCAAGCGCAAGGCACCTTGGTGCTTGTTACTTACCTCAATTGATGGGGAGTGGTTCCATCGAACGCATCCCTCCCCATCAAGCAGCCCCGCTGCATAAGCGTTTAGTGTGTTTCTGCCCAATTGGCTCCGCTTCGATGTACGCCGTCTAATTTGCATCGGAATTTGTAGTACTTTCCGGCTTCTTGAATAGCCTGTACCACAATGTTACCAACAGTTTCTGCGTAGGCGCCTTTAACTGTGAATTGATATTCATCATGGACGGTGGCTACTTGCTTTACCGGAATAGATTGCAAAGCAAAGTTACGGTGAGCGATTACACAGGCTTCCTTCATCACAACTGCCCCTGCACTTTGAAGCAGCGTGTTGAGGGCAGCATGGGTAGACCGTGGATACAACGGACGAGCATCAAGTCCACGCATCCATCCACGGGTAGCCATCAGTTGGGTCACATCTCCCTTAAGTGCGGCATATGCCGGAACCTTGGCTTCAAAGTTCATCCGAGCCTTCTTGCCTCGCGCTCCGGTACCACCAAGAACAAAACCTAACTTGTCGTTACCTGCGCCGTAGATCAGCGCATAGATTGCACCCTTCGCCTGATCACGGGCTTGCTTGTGGGTTGGATTTGTCTTGTCCTGCACAGCATCGGTGGTCAACCCGAAGGCTTTGGCGTTCTCCCAATGGATGTCTCCGGTCAGGATCGTAGCCGCATATACACCACCATCGTACTTGCCAAGGTAATGAGCGAGGCAGCGCAGTTCCAAACCCGAAGCATCTACCCCAACCAAAACCTCATTAGCAGCCGGGAGGAACAATGCACGGTACTCAGGCTCCTTGGGAACCTGCGCCAAGTTCGGACTACGGTGGGTACAACGCCCCGTAATCGCTCCGTTGGTGTTCACTAGTCCGTGAATGCGTCCATCAGTAGAGACCGCCCTGAGCCACGCCTCGTCCCCGTCTGCTACCTGTCCAAGACGCTTGATGATTGTCAGGTAACGGCACAGGGTCTTAGCCTCCGGGTATGGAAGATCAGACAGCACCGCTTCGTCAATCCGAGGGCGTCCATCAGGGGTCAACTCAATGGGCTTCCATTGGTAGCGCTCCATCAGGCGTTCAGCAATCTGAAGACGAGAGCCCGGATTAAAGACTTCGGTCTTCGACTTCATAGGCTTACCCGTCTTCTCAGACACACGCTCAATCACCTTTGGAGGGAAGATCTTCTGCATCTCCTGCTCCAACCCAAGCAACTCTTTACGCAACTCAGCATGAAGCCGCTCTGCACCCTTGATGTCGAAGGGAAAGCCCGTGCGCTCCTGCTTGCGAATAATGGAAGCAAACTCATGCTCAAGAGTAATTGCCTTAATTGATTCAGGCATTGATGCATGATTCAGCAAGTGCTTGTACAGCCGATGCGTAACCCGTACATCCTGACGGCAGTAAGCATTGAGTTCTTCTGACGTAGTGAACTCAGGTGCTTGTCCCTTGCCAAGACCAAGGCGGTAGCCCCAAGCCTTGAGACTGTGTGACCCTACCAAATCCTTTGGAAATTCAGGGAGCAAGAAGTCACGCTCCCGGATATCTGCATGAAGCAAACGCGAAGCAATCAGCGTGTCAAACACCTGTCCGCTAATCTCAAACTTAGGATAGACCCGCTTGAGTGCAGGGATATCAAAGGATTGAATGTTGTGTCCGATGACGGTATCGGCAGTACTCAGTAGCAGCAACCCATACTCCATGTCTACCGTCTTGGGCTCTGCCCCATCAATGCTAACCGCCATGCACAAGATTTCTTTAACGTCAGACAGGTTCAACCAATCAGCCACCATAGGCGTTTCAATATCAAATACAATTTCCATCGTGTTCTCCTTTCAAGAGATTCTAGTGACTAGAACAGATCTTCTTTACTGATGCCCTGCCTCGACCACGCCAACGCAATCTTCTTTAAGGCTATGTCGTGTATCTGTCGTACCTGTGCGGCTGTAACGGGCTCCTCAGGATACTTAGCATTCAACGCTTTTGCAATAGTCTCCCAAGAGTCGGGCTCTGCTGTTGTAGACATATTGCGGTAAATAGTGGGACGCGTTTCATAGCCGTACCTGATTACCGTAGATACCAACTGTGGGCTGACTCCGTACTGCTTGGCTATGTCCACCTTTCGCATGGCAGTCTTGCCAAGATCTTGAATTTCATTTACTTGTCGGTTAGTTAGTTTGCGAGGTTGCATGGTTCTCCTTTAAATATCGTCGTTCAGATCCATTGCAATCTCGTGCAATCGTCCTGATTCCTTGAAGTAACGAAGCATTCCGGAGAGTCCTGTGTCTCCCGTGAATCTGTTCTTAAGCACACGAACAATCAGTTCATTCGGTGCCTCGCCTTGCTGATTGCGTTCCAAACCAATAACAGCATCGGCTAACTGAGCAATAGAGTGAGAGCCACGCAGTTGGGCTAGGGAGGTAGTAACACCCTCTTCATGCCCACGATCCCCATCAGGACGGCGTAGATGCGACACCACGAACATGGCTGCCTGAGTCTCTTCTACGAGGCTACGCAGCGAGGTCATCGCGTTGTCGATCAAGCGGCGTTCATCTCCATCACCTAGTCCGGATACAACGATGGACAAGTGATCTAGGAAGATGTAGTCACAACCGCACGACTTGATCATGTAACGAATACGAGCAAGAAGGTTTTCAGGATTCACAGAGCCGAAGTGATCAAGCAGCACCACCTTGGCTACCGTTGCATCAAAGGCTTCGCGCTTCTGCTCTCCTGAAATACCACGCTCTTCCCAAAAGTAAGGAGGTGTATTCAGATGGATACCCATGAGGTTGCGCCCTGTGCGCTTCACATTCTCCTCCAACATGAGCAGCCCAACCTTCTTGCCTGAGCGAATCAAATGGCAAACCATCTCACGACAGACAGAGGACTTGCCAATGCCTGTACCTGAGGTGATGACTACTAGTTCACCCTTACGGATTCCAAGTAACTTATCGTTGAGTGCAGCCCACGGATAAGAAGTCGATTCATTTTTATCGTCTTCATTAACAGTATCCCACAGATCCGCACCGAGAACAACGCCATCCGGACGATAGGCTTTAGCGCCATAGACCGCATCAATTACTCTCTTTCCTTCACCCGCCATGTGGGCTTCGTTGGCATCCTTGAAACCTACGATGGTTCCAATCTTTGCTTTGCCCGGTGTAAGCAGCATGGCACACTCACGGGCTGCCTTGCGTCCGGGCTCATCATCGTCAAACATGATCACAACGGATTCAAATTTTTCTAGCCATTCCAAGTTGGATTGGAAAGACTTGAGCGCACCTGTAGCACCTGTAGGTACTGAGCAGACTGCCCACTTGTTACCGAAGAGTTGACCAACAGTAAGAGCATCAACCTCTCCCTCAGTCACGGTAACCATGCGCCCACCATCGCGCCACAGGTGCATACCGTACAGAGGCAGCGACTTCGTATCGCCTAGCATTACAAAGTCTTTTGATGGGAAGCGTAACTTCTGTGCAACAACGGAGCCATCCTTGATGTACTGAGCAACCTGCACAGTTTGTCCGTTGTATTCACCCATACCGTAGCCCCAAAAGCGGCAGGTATCTTCGGTGATTCCGCGCTTCTTGAGCGGAGCCGTTACTACATCAATCAAAGTAGTATTGGTCTTGGTAACTTCGGCTAAGGGTTCGCCCTTGCCTGTCTCGTAATACTTACAGCCAAAGCAGTAAGCGTGTCCGTCTGTGTACCTAGCGAGGTTGTCTTTGCTCCCACATTGGGGGCATGACTCATGCTGTAGGAACTCCGATTCGTTGGGGTTCGTCATAGTGTTCTTTCCATTCGATTTCGATTCGAGGGTTTGTGCTGTAGCACTTTCGGGCTTCAAGCGTCATAATCTGTCGATCATCTAGCCACGCCCACTCATTGAGCGAATCTAGAATCGACTTCACATGGTTATCAATGTCACCTAGCGGGAACAGGCTTGTGATCTTCTTCGGGGAACGGCAGAAGAAAGTCACCTTCACCTTGAGTGGTCCTGAGAGGGGGCAGCCCTTGGGCTTTTTAATTGCACCAAGGGCTGCCTTCGCTTCTTTTCTGTAGTTCTCATAGGTCTTACCGTAGTAGGCAAAGCCCTTCCTAGATATGCGAGGACGGCTTGCCGGAGTAGGTTCAACCCAAAGAACTAGTTTCAAAAGTCGGACTCATCTTCCGTTGTGGCAGCCTTAGGCGCTTCGGTCTGCTTGGTGAATCCGTCTGTAGCCTTGAAGCCATAGGCATCAAAGTTATCGCCGGGAGTGTACTCACGCAGTTCGCAGATCTGTACCGCCTTCATGCGAAGGGAGATACCTGCGCCAACCATTGCCGTGAAGTACGGAACAACCTCAAATGCAACCTTGATCTGTGAACCCGAACCAATGTTCGGAGGAGCATCAAGTGCAGTACCCTGAGCATCAAACAGGACAGGCTTCTGAGCCCATGACTTCTCTGCGTTTCCTGCCTTCGCCTTCAACTTGAACTTGATGCGAACTAGTGAATCGTCCGTCTCCTTAATAGGCAATCCGGATCGCTTCAACTTCTTGCCGCCCTTTTCCTTGCAGGTCTCAGCGTAAGCCGTGTCAGCAGCCTTGGTGAGATCAGCAATGAAGGCAGCAGCAGTCTTATCCTGCGGGTTCAACTCCAACTCCACGCTGTACACCCCATCAGCATCGAACTTGGTATCCGGCGCGTTCAAGCGGGGATAGACTGCGGTACCGAGCGGGGAGGTGATACGTGCGAACTTCTTACTCATAGCGTTCTCTTCTTTCTAGTGACTAGACTAATTGAAATAGTAGTCTGAGTCCCTGACCTTTGATATGTCCAAAGTACCGTACTTGGGAACTTCGGGTATTGTACAGGATGTTGGTAGGTATGTCAATAGCCCCTGACGGAACTCTTGCAGTAGATCCCTAGAAAAGATGTCAACAGTCGCGTGTCTCACGCACGAAGCAGTAGTCAAGTAGTCAGCCGACAGGCAAAGGATTTGATCATGTACTGCGCCAAGGTTTTGAATACCGTTTGCCGCACACATATTAATCGTGTGTCCTAGCAATCCACCGAAGCCGTCCAACGAATGGATATAGTTAGCAGGACCGCCATTAAGTGCTTTGCGTTTGCTTTGTAGTCCGTTGTCTTGGCGCAGCGACAGCACCTTAGCCTTGGCACCGATGCGAGTAGATACGGTAATGGTGTCGTAGTTTTCATAGCGCATACGCACAGGGAAACCGATGGG